GCTGATGTAGTATGGCAAACATATGTTGGTGTATCAGACGAAATCAAAATGACTAGAGAAGATACATTAAAACCATATGAAAATTACCTATCTGCAATACCAGGACCAATGAGACAACTTCTGAAATAGTATGTCTTTAGAGATCGAGCACATTGATAAACCTATCAAGGTATCTAAATTACCATTAGATAGAGTTTATGTAATTGATAATTACTTACCCACAGTTCTACATCATCATATTGATGATACAATATCTGGTGCTATGATCTGGGCAAAATGTAATTCTGTGCACGGTGATAGTCCGACAGGTTTACCACATCATCAGTTTTGGGGAACAAGTTTCTTTCGTGGACCAGAGATGAAAATGGAACACGAACATACACCATCAAATCTTATAATGAAAGCATTGAATGAAAAAATACAAATAGACTTTGGTTTTAGATGGACTAGATTTCAATATATGGGTTGTAATAGTCAAACACATGATCAACATGGTACAACACATATGGATTGTGCAGACGAAGATGATTACAATTTATCTTTCTTATATTATTATAATAAGTTTTGGAATCCACACTGGGGTGGTAAATTGAGATTCTATGATAGTCCTCAGTGGGGTTTAGATGGCAGAGATGAACATATTAAAAATCATCAAATAGGTGAAGTAGATTTTGTGCCAAATAGATTGTTAATGTTTGATGGAAGAATTTGTCATGGTGCAGATGGACCAAACAAAAGGGCAAGATATGCCGATAGAAAATCAGTCGTTCTAAGGGGCGATGAGGTAGAAATATGCCAACTATAAACTTTGTTACTAACAATGCTGATACTTTAAAGTATTTTAAACCTGTATTAGCAAGATCAGTTATGCCCGAATGGTGGAAAACTGCTAAAGTGGAAATGGGTATTGCCTCAGACTTCGTTCAAACTATACGGGCATGTCCTGCAATGGACGATTGGACTAAATCTGGTTATTATATATTAGCAAACAGAGATATCCAAATCTCAAATGGTGATGAGAGAATTAAAAATACACAAAATAGAAATTGGGGAACTGTTAATGATGATGGCAATTATGCTTCACCATCACACCCTGCTGAACAAATGTTGAATCTATTTGAAACTGTAGAACATGAAGGTATCAAAGATGCATTTAAGTTTAGAAACCCGTGGAACATTCAAACACCCCCTGGTTACTCAGTACTATTTCTAGACCCTTTTCTGTTTACTGGACGTGCTTTCTGTGTCTGGCAGGGTATCATTGACACTGATAGATTTAAGAACAATCAAGATAATGCTCAGATTATATTATACCCTAAAGTAAAAGAATCATTTGTAATTAAGAAAGGTACACCGATACTTCAAATACTACCATTTAAAAGAGAACAATGGAATGCATCGTATCAATGGCAAGATGCAAAAACGGCACATGAAAATAGAACAGCAACATCACAGTTAAGTAATGAAGAATTTGATTCTATGGATACATGGGCAAGACGTGGTTATGATGAGAAAGAATTAGATCCATTAGAAATGGGACCATATAGAAGAGAAGGATATTGGGTAAATAAAAATAGGAATTTTAAAGAATCAAAAGAGGGAGATGGACCACCACCTGAATGTCCATTTCATAATAAGGAAGAAGAATGAGTGTACATATAATGTTTCCAAACTTTGTTTTTACTAGAGAGTTTCTAGGCAAAGATTCAGATGTAGATGCTACAATGACACAGGAATATTTCGATCTGTTAAAGAATGAAATAGATGCAATGAGATTACGTGATCCTGTTGGTCGTAGAGTATCGAATGCAAGTTCGGGTTGGCAATCAAAAGATGGTTGTGATAATAATCCTATTTTCGTCAAGGCAATGAGAGCAATACGAAGATTAGTAGAAGATGAAATGATGCCATATCTAGGAGTTAAACCTAATACATTCAAAACTCAATTACATAACTCATGGGCAAATATAAATGATAAGGGTGCATGGAATAAACCACATTTACATAATGGTTGTTTCTATTCTGGTGTTCTTTATATAAGAGGAGATGGTGATGAAGGTCCTATAAACTTCATCGATAAAGATAATAAAATTGCTGGTGGGTTTCCACATGCTCCAAAACTCTGTGAGTCTCATTCACTTAGTCCAAAAACAGGTGATCTACATCTTTTCCCAAGTGGTCTGATGCATATGGTCGAACCCAATCTAACTGATAAAGATAGATACTCAATATCATTTAACTTAAATGTAGAGTCAGATAATAATCAGGAAAACTTTACTAATAACGACCACAGTTTACAATTCGAAATAACTCCAGAGTACAACTTAAAAGTATAAATACTTCTCATGGAAGTAATCTCAATCGATCCACATATTCTGTGGGACATCATAATAACTGTAGTCATCGTACCAGCAGGATTCTTGGTACGTTCTTTACTAGCAGAACAGAAACGTTTAGATATTTTAGTTAATAAAACTAGAGAAGAAATAGCAAGAGAATACGTTACTAGAGAGCAATTAGAAAAAGATTTAGAGAAACTTATATCTACAATGGAAAGAATTGACGAAAAATTAGATAGACTTCAGACTAAAACTTATTTTCAAGATTAATATCTGCATAAATAGTAGTAACAGACAGGAATACTACTATGGCAGAACCAAATTCAAAAGCATCATTAAAAGAGTATATTAAGAGAAAACTTGGTGCACCTGTTCTAGAAATCAATGTTGATGATGATCAATTAGATGATAGAGTAGATGAGGCATTACAATACTTCTACACATACCATTACGATGGTACAATGAAAGTATATCTCAAGCATAAGATTACTGAAAGTAAGAAAACAACAATGAAAACTAACGAGACGTTCACAGAGAACGCCGCTGGTACTCATGACTATACAGACGAGCAACATTTACAACAAAAGAACTATGTTGTATTACCAGAGTTTGTAACAGCAGTTGTTAACATATTCCCTTTCAATGATAAAAATAATCTCAATATGTTTGATCTTAGATATCAATTAAGATTGAATGATTTATATGATCTTACATCTACAAATATATTGTATTATGAACAAGTACAACAACACATAAGTCTCTTAGATAAAGTGTTAGTTGGTCGTCAACCAGTTAGATACAACCAACATATGAATAGATTGTATCTAGATATGGATATTGAGGCAGTAAACAATGATGAGTATATCATCATAGAGTGTTATCGTAAAATAGATCCAAATACATTTACAGATGTGTTTAATGATATGTGGTTAAAACGATATGCTACAGCACTGGTTAAATATCAGTGGGGTGAAAACTTGTCCAAGTTCTCTGGAATACAATTGCCAGGTGGTATCGAACTCGATGCTAGTCAAATTAAAACAGAGGCGCAAGAGGAAATTACAAGATTAGAAGAAGAATCAAGACTGAATCATGAGATGCCAGTTCTTGACATGATAGGTTAATTATGCCAACAAATGTATTTTTTAATCATGCAGTGCAAACTGAACAACACCTATATGAAGATTTAGTTGTTGAGTCGTTGAGAATTTACGGCCATGAAGTATTTTATTTACCAAGAGAGATTGTAGAAGAAGACACTATCTTTAATGAAGACGTGCAATCTAGATATGGTGATGCATACTCAGTTGAAATGTATATTGAAAATACAGAAGGTTATGAAGGTGAAGGCGATCTCATGTCTAAGTTTGGTGTACAAGTTAGAGACTCAGCAACATTTGTATTATCTCTCAGATCATGGGAAAGATTCATATCACTAGATGGTAATCTAGCATCTTCACTCAGACCAAACGAAGGCGATCTAATTTATTTCCCACTATCAGGTTCAATGTTCGAAATTAAGTTTGTAGAACATGAAGACCCATTCTATCAAGTCGGTAAACTATTCGTATTTAAACTTCAGTGTGAACTATTTGAATATAGTGGTGAAGATTTCGATACTGATATTGCTAGAATAGACCAGATAGAAGATGAACAAGCATACATCACTACAATGACAATGTCAACTTCAGGTGGTAGTGGAACTTATGCAGTAAACGAGAACGTAACATTATCTGGAGCAGTAGTTGGTGAAGTAGTAAGTTGGAAAGCAATTGGAACAGGTGGTACATTGAAACTAAAAGACTTAACAAGAACACTACAAGCAAACGATACAATCGTTGGTGCTCTTACAGGAGCAAGTTATAACATATCTTCAATAGACAATGTCTTAACAATGGAAAATGATCCACAAGCAGACAACTTAGAGTTCGAACAGAACGATGCAAACTATCTTGATCTATCTGAAACTAATCCGTTTGGAGAACCATAATGTTCGGAACTTATTTTTACAATGAAACTATTAAACGATGTGTATCAGTATTTGGTACCATGTTTAATAATATTGATGTCAAAAAAACAAAAGCAGACGGCACTGTATTAACAATAGTCAAAGTGCCTATATCATATGGACCATCACAAAGATTTATAGATCGTCTTGCAGAAGAACCAAACTTATCAGATAACATGAGAAGTGCTATCAGTTTACCACGTATATCATTTGAACTTTCAGGATTTCAGTACGATTCACAGAGACAACAAAACAAATTAATTAGACATGCTAAGACTTCTATGGAGTCAGACAATGCAAATAGAAAGTTTCAATATGCACCAGCACCATATGATTTAAACTTTACACTTAGTATATTAGCAAAGAATCAAAACGATGCTCTTCAAATAGTAGAGCAAATACTTCCATACTTCCAACCAGAGTATACTGTTACAATGAAAATGATTGACGATCTGTCCGATAATCGTGATGTACCTATTGTTTTAAATAGTGTAAATTATGATGATCAATATGAAGGCAGTTTCGAAGATCGAAGAGTGATCGAATATACTCTAGACTTTACAATGAAAACATACTTCTTCGGACCTGTTTATACAGGTAAGATTATCAAGAACGTTATTGAAAGAGATTATGTATCAAGTGCTCTTGGTCAGTTTACTACATCACAAATTGATGAAGCAGGACTAGTTAAAGAAGTGAAACATTATGAACCAGCATTTGCGGCCGTTGCCAACGTTGTGAGTAACAACACCACAGTAACATTTGATACTGCTATAAATAGTAGTATAAGTGTTGGTAACGAAGTCTTCGACACAGGTAATGCATCTAATCCAACAATTAGTAGTATTGCAACTGATAAGAAATCAGTGGTATTAAGTGCCGCGATTACATTATCACAGAAGAAGACACTGAAGTTTGTCGGATCAGTAAATCCAAACGATACGTTTGTTGTTGCTGAAAATGTTACCTTCTATGATGATGGTGCATCTTCAACATTTACTGAAGACAAAGTTACAGATGCTAGTTAAATATTATGAATGATAAAGTAGATCAAAAGTTGAATGATATCATGGGTATCGAAACAACAATTAAAAAAGAAACAGCAGAAGTAGTCAAGAAAGTTCCTGCGAAAATAGACCACGTAGATACTGATTACAGATATGCTAGAGAGAATCTCTATAATCTAGTAGAGAGAGGACAAGATGCTATCGATGGTATCTTAGAACTATCAAAAGAAACAGAACACCCTAGAGCATATGAAGTTGCAGGTCAACTTATCAAAACTGTGGCAGATACTGCCGAGAAACTTATCGATCTACAAAAGAAAGTTAAAGATGTTGAAAGTGAAGAAAAGAAAATAGGAACACAACATAATCATTTATATGTTGGATCAACATCGGAGTTACAAAAGTTTCTAAAGAAGAATAAATGAAAATACAATTACATGATGATGACATTTTAGATGAAGTTCTACCCACAGAGTACTGTTTGTTAGAGTGGTATCGTACAAATGCATACGAGAAGTGGATAAAAGACAACGTTAAAGATAAAACTTTTATAGACTTGGGAGCAGGTTCTGGTATACTATGCTATCAAGCATTGTATTATGGTGCAAAGAAAGTATATGCATACGAAGGAAATAAACATTGTATAAACAAATTAGAAAAACTATTTGGTGATGATGACAGAGTAGAGATACTTCATCGTAACTGGGAACGTGATCCTATACCAAAATGTGATGTTTATGTACATGAAATGATTGCACATAATGTAGTTCATGAAGGACTACTTGTTCTATTTGCAAGAGCAAAGTATGAGGGTTTCGCAGACACATTAACACCGTTTGATATCCAGATCTGGAACTGCGTATCAGAATCATATGATCGTATAGAAGAAGATATCGATAAAGATTTATTTGAACCAGCAACAAAAGATTTTATATTAAACATAGCACCAGAATACAAAGACATAAAGATGTATGGTCATCTACATCATGTAAAATTAAAAGAAGAACTATTTCATGGGCATATGAAAGATTTAGATATATCAATGTTTGTAAAACCAGAATATGCTGGTACAGAAAATAGAATCGCATGGAAAGTAACGTTTCCTGATGGGTCATTTTATCAGAACTTTAATTGTGAAACACACTGGTCTTTAGGACAATATTTTGAATCAGACCCAAGATTTTCATACGACCCAGAAGAAAACATAGCACTTAGTAAAATATGAAACCACAAAACGAGGGATATTTAGGGAACCCACTGATCAAGAGAGCAGGTATTGAACACCAATACACAGAAGAAGAACTGCAAGAATACTTGAAATGTACAGAGAACCCTACATATTTTATAGAAAACTACACACAAATCATTGCACTTGATGAGGGTTTAGTGCCTTTTGATCTTCGTGGTTATCAAGAAGACTTAATTAATCATTATAACGAACATCGATTCTCAGTTGTTCTTGCATCAAGACAGTCTGGTAAATCGATTACATCATGTGCATATCTGCTTTGGTATTTACTATTTAACCCTGAAGTTACAGTCGCCGTATTAGCAAACAAAGGCGCAATCGCAAGAGAGATGGTTGCACGTATCGTAACTATGTTAGAATCTGTACCATTCTTCTTACAACCTGGTGTTAAGATACTTAACAAAGGTAATATAGAGTTTGGTAATGATAGTAAACTTGTTGCCGCGGCAACATCTTCAAGTTCGATTCGTGGTATGTCAATTAATATGTTATATCTTGATGAGTTTGCATTCGTAGAAGATGCAGAAACATTCTATACTGCAACATATCCTGTAATTACATCTGGTAAAAATTCAAAGGTTATTATCACATCTACTGCAAATGGTGTTGGTAATATGTTCCATAAGATATATGAGAGTGCTATACATGGTAACTCAGAGTATAAACACTTCTTAATCAATTGGTTTGACGTACCTGGTAGAGATGAAGATTGGAAAAAAGAAACTATAGCAAATACATCAGAGGCACAGTTTGAACAAGAATACGGGAACTCCTTTCTTGGTACAGGTAATACTTTGATTAACTCAGATACACTATTAGGTATGAGAGCAATAGAACCTGAGTGGAATAAAGAGGGTGTAAATGTATACGAAAGACCTAAACCAGGACACGATTATATTTGTACAGTAGATGTTTCCAAAGGAAGGGGGTTAGATTACTCCACTTTTAGTGTTTTTGATGTATCTACGAAACCTTTTAAGCAAGTTTGTACATATAGAGACAATACCGTGAGTCCCATGATATACCCAGATTTACTAAATAAGTATTGTAGACCATACAATGATGCAATGGTAATAATAGAAAATAATGCTGAAGGCAGTATGGTCGCAAGTCAGTTGCATTATGACATAGAATATCCGAATGTTTTTGTACAAGGTATGACTAAAGCAGAAGATATTGGTATCACTATGTCTCGTAGGATCAAACGTATAGGTTGTTCTACGATGAAAGAACTCTTAGAAGAGAATAGACTTACTATACAAGATAGAGCAACAATTACAGAATTGATGACTTTTATCAACAAAGGTAAGTCCTTCGAAGCAGATAGAGGGTACCACGATGACATGGTTATGAACTTAGTATTGTTCAGTTGGTTTATTACAACGGACTTTTTTACTAATCTAACCGATAAAAAAATAAAAGATTTGCTTTACTCCGAGCAACAGAAGATCATAGAAGAAGATTTACTACCACCCGGAGTATTTGGCGAACAGAACGGAAGAGTTGAAACTACTTTTGTTGATGATAGTGGAGACCGATGGTTTTCAGATTCTAACGAGTTTTATCGCAACAAGTAATCTAGTGAGATATCAAAGATTATAAATAAAACAGTAAACAACTTTTTTAGTTTAACAGGAGAAAAGTATGGCATTTCAAGTATCACCAGGCGTTCAGATCAAAGAAATTGATCTTTCGAATGTTGTTCCAGCAGTTTCCTCAACAGTAGGGGCGTATGCTGGTGTCTTTCAATGGGGTCCTGTTGACGAAGTAAAAACAGTTTCAAGCGGACAAGAGTTAGTGGATTGTGTACATCAACCCGCAAATTCAGATGCTGGAGCAGAAGATTTTTATTCAGCAGACTCTTTTCTAAGATATGGATCAGCACTGAAACTAGTAAGAATTAACACAACAGGGTTAAAATCTGCTAATGCAAGTGGCGCCACAACATTAAATTTAAAGAACGATGACGATTATATAAACACATTTAAGAATGGTGGTCAGGCATCTACAGCAGGAAACTGGGTATCAAGATATCCAGGTGCTTTAGGTAACTCACTTAAAGTTTCTATATGTGGATCAAGTAACGCATTTTTTAATGACGCGGCAAACAAAGTTAATAAATCAGGCGGACACGCAGTAACAGTATCTACTATTGATGTAGATGACGGAACTGCTTTCAGAGTCAGAGACATTATCAAGTTTGCTAATCACAGTTCTAAATATAGAATTACAGCAATCAACACTAATGCTTTAACAATAGAAGCATTGAATCAACCAGCAGGTACTGGACTATTAACAGCAGTAGTAGATGACGAGAATATCGATAGATTCTGGGAATTCCACGATGCTTTTGATAAAGCACCAGGAACATCTGCAAGTGCGACTCAAAATGGTGCCGCAAACGATGAAATTCACGTTGTAGTATCAGATGAAGATGGAAGTTGGACAGGAGTTCAAAATTCAATTCTAGAAACATACGGTTTCGTATCATTAGGGTCAGATGGAAAAGATTCAGCAGGTAACTCAAATCATTATAAAGATGTAATCGCAAACAACAGTAAATACATTTACTGGTCAGGACATGATGTTCTCATCATGGGATCTGGCGAAGCAGGAAACGATAGAACATTTGCAGGATCATTAGCATCAGGTAAAGCATTCTTAAGACCTGCTCTCCCAATCAACAAATCACTAGCAGGTGGTGTTGATGGTAGATCACCAACAGCAGGAGAAAAAACTGCCGCACTTCAAAAGCATTTTGAAGATGGTGAAACTCAAGATTATTCATTCTTGATTATAGGTTCTACAAGAACAGATAACGGATCAGGAGTTGATCAAGACATAAGAGCAGATCACACTTCAATAGTTAACGCCGCTATTAATATAGCAGAGTTAAGAAAAGATATTCTAGTTGTTGCATCACCTAAGAAAAACAGTTTAGTTAACCAAGCATCTGAATCAGCACAAACTGATCAAGTTAAATTGGACTTTGCTCCATTAACTTCAAGCAGTTATGCAGTATTCGATTCAGGTTGGGTATATCAATATGACAGATTCAATGATAGATATTGTTGGATCCCTGGCAATGCCCATACAGCAGGTATAATGGCAAGATCAGACTTACTACAAGATCCATGGTATTCACCAGCAGGATTCTCAAGAGGTCAGTATCTAGGAATTACTAAACTTGCTTATAATCCTAAGTCAGCATCAAGAGATGAACTTTACAAGCAAAGAATCAATCCAATAGTAACATTCCCTGGACAAGGTACAGTTCTTTTCGGAGACAAAACTGCATTAACAAGTCCTTCAGCATTCGATAGAATCAATGTAAGAAGATTGTTCATGGTACTAGAGAAAGCAATATCAGTTGCCGCTAAAGCACAACTGTTCGAATTTAACGATGCATTCACTAGAGCACAGTTTAGATCAACTGTAGAACCTTTCTTAAGAGATGTTAAGAATAGAAGAGGACTAGTAGACTTCTCAGTAGTTTGTGATGAAACAAACAACACTGATTCAGTTATAGATAGAAACGAATTTGTATGTTCTATCTTTATCAAACCTGCTAAGTCTATCAACTTTATAACATTGAACTTCGTTGCATCACGTAGTGGTGTCGAGTTCGAAGAAATCTACGGAGCAGTTTAAGGAGTAAAGCATGGCAACAATAGATCAATTTAAAGCACAGTTAATCGGTGGTGGCCCAAGAGCAAATAGATTCAGAGTCTTTTTACCTCGAAGTGGTGACAAAATCGAATTTCTATGTCAGGCCGCACAGATCCCTGCCGCTACAGTAGGTGTAGTAGAACAACAGTTTAGAGGACACGTTCTGAAACTCGCAGGAGACAGAACATTTGAACCTTGGACAGTAACTATTATTAATGATGTTGAGTTCTCAGCAAGAACCGCTCTAGAAAACTGGCAAACAGATATTCAAGAGTTAGATTCTGGAGAAGGTATTACATCATTAGATTACTTAGTAGACAGAGCATTTGTCGAGCAATTAAACAAAGACGACTCAGTGTTAGCAAGATACGAATTCTTTAACATGTTTCCAACAAGTATTGGTGCTATTGACTTATCTTACGAGACAGTCGATGCATTGGAGACATTTGATGTTGAATTCCAATATTCACACTGGGAAAGAGTCGTTTAATAACGGATATATCACCCCTCTTGGGGTGATATAAATATATATTATGGAAATATTTGGGTTTGAAATAAATCGTAAGAAAGAAGAATTACGAGGAAAAGATATAGAGAAGACGTCGGCGGCGTCTTTTGTACCTCCACAATCTGATGATGGCACACCCGTCATTAGTAAGCAACCTGGGGGTTTCATATCGGGTGGGGCATACGGTTCTTATGTCGATATGGAAGGTGGTATCAAAGATGAGGTTGGTCTCATCCGAAGATACAGGGAAACATCACTAGTTCCCGAATGTGATGCGGCCATCGAAGATATCGTTAACGAATGTGTTATATCTGATACAGAAGATAGAACAGTAAGTTTAGATTTAGAATCTTTACAACTGTCTGCCAGTATTAAGAAGAAGATACAAGATGAGTTCAAGCACATTTTATCAATGATGAAGTTCAATCAGAACTCTCACGAAATCTTCAGAAAATGGTACGTTGATGGTAGAATCTACTTCCATAAGGTTGTGGACTCTAAAAACCCTAATAGGGGTATGGTCGACATCAGAAATGTTGATCCGTTAAAGATTAAGAAAGTTCGAAACGTAGAGAAAGAAAAAGGCAAAGATCAGATCGTACGTATTAAAAAAGTTGAAGAGTTCTACGTATTCAACGACAAAGGTTTCGATAAGAGCAGTGCTAACGAAGGCGCAACTCTTAGAATAGCACCAGAGGCAGTAAGTTATACTACTTCTGGAATGTTAGATTACACTAAGAATATTGTAATCGGATATATGCACAAAGCATTGAAGACTGCAAACCAGTTAGCAATGATGGAAGATGCACTTGTTATCTACAGAATATCAAGAGCACCAGAAAGAAGAATCTTCTACATTGATGTTGGTAACTTGCCAAAAGCAAAAGCAGAACAATACTTGGGCGATGTCATGAACAAGTATAGAAATAAACTTGTTTACAATGCAGACACTGGCGAGATCAAAGATGATAGACGCCACATGTCAATGCTAGAAGATTTTTGGTTACCTAGAAGAGAAGGTGGCCGAGGGACAGAGATAACAACTCTACCAGGTGGTCAAAACCTGTCAGATATAGATGATATAGAATACTTCAAGAAGAAGTTATATCGTTCTCTCAATGTTCCTGTAACTAGAATGGAAGCAGATAATGGATTCAATATGGGTCGTTCATCTGAGATTTCTAGAGACGAACTTAAGTTTAATAAGTTCACTAAACGTTTGCAAAATAAATTTGCAAGAGTGTTTACAGATATGCTTAGAACTCAATTGATATTGAAAAATATCATGAAAAGTGAAGAGTTCGATGCTATCGCAGACTTTTTAATATATGATTTTGCTACTGATAATCACTTCACTGAATTAAAAGAGCAAGAGATTATGAAAGAAAGATTAGATTTACTTTCTTCGGCCGAATCATATATAGGTAAGTACTTCTCTAATTCTTACGTTAGAAGAAAGATTTTGAATATGACTGATGATGAAATAGCAGTTATGGATCAAGAGATAAATTCTGAAGGTGGAGATGATGGAGAAGATGATAATGATGAATTCGGAGGATTCTAAAGATGAGTGATGCAAGAAAAATCGTAGATCAAATCGAAGCAGGTAAATTGCATGATGCTAGAGATTCTATTTTTGATAATATCAAAAGTAAAACAGCAGATGCAGTCGACATGAAAAGAGTTGAAATGCAAGTAGATTGGAACAATAATGAGCAAGACTTGGAAACAGATAACTCAGGAACTGAATGAGGCCAAATTCAAACTTCCTAAAGATCAAGAGGAAGTAAAGAGAGAGACACATAAGGTCTCTGGCAAACCTGTCAATATTGTCTACGGACAAGACAGAAGAAATAAAGTTCATGTATATATGGACGATGTTAAGATCGGCACTTACAAAAATATAAAGGCCGCAGAGAAAGAGATGAAGAATATAAAGAATGTAATGTTAACGATGGGTGAAGAAAACATCTCTAAAGAAGAAATTTTAGGAGCAATAGATGAAATTAATATCTGAATTTAACGACTATAGTGTATCACCCGTAATTATAGAAGAGAACGATAAGGGTCAAAAGGAATACTTTATAGAAGGCGTATTCATGCAATCTGAGATCAAGAATAGAAATGGTCGTGTATATCCTAAAGCAATAATGGCAAAAGAAGTTGAGAGATACAACAAAGAATTTGTCGAACAAGGTCGTGCTTTTGGGGAGTTAGGACACCCAGAAGGACCAACAATCAATTTAGACAAAGTCTCACATTTGATTACTAAACTCGAAGAAGATGGTAACAACTATGTGGGAAGAGCAAAAATTTTAAGTACACCAAACGGTCAAATCGTTAGAAATTTAATCGATGACGGTGCAAAACTGGGAGTCTCATCTAGAGGTCTAGGATCACTAGAGCAAAAGAATGGCGCCCAGCATGTTAAAAGTGATTTTCAGTTGGCAACTGCCGCTGATATAGTTGCTGATCCATCAGCACCTGAGGCCTTCGTAGAAGGAATCATGGAAGGAGTTGAATGGATATTTGAAAATGGTATTCTAAAAGCAAAAGAGGCAGAGCAAATGCAATGGGAATTGAAGACTGCTAGACTCAATAAACTAGAAGAAACCAAGTTAAATTTATGGAAAAAGTTCGTTGAGAACCTTTAACATATAAATAAAAGAGTTATTTACAAAACTCAAACAGGAGAAAAAAATGGCAGATTTAGAAAAAAACCTATCCGATGCTATCGCAGAAGTGATGACCGAAGGTCAGCAACCTGATGCTAAAGCAGAGAAAGGGGATCAAAAACCTGTTAAGCAAGGTTCATCTGACGCCGCTAAAATAGAAGGCGGGAAAGGTGAAGTCGTCAAACCTGAAGAAAATCCTGTTGACAAAGCAGTTGATTCAGTTAAGTCAGCATCTAATGTTAAGGACGTATCAAACGATCCTCAACAAAAAGGTGCATCAAAACCTGAACCTCAACCCAAGTTGAAAAAAGTTGCTGAAGAGGAAGATTCTGAAGAAGAAAAACCTTCTAAAATGGCAATGATCAAGGCAATGGTCGACAAGATGAAAGGCATGGATAAGCAAGAACTTATGAAGTTGAAAATGGACATGTCTGACGAAGAAGAAGTGGACGAATCCTTGACTAAGGCAGAGATCGCAAGATCAATAGTTGAACTCATGAAGAAAAAAGATGATGAAGACGTTGAAGAAGGTTATAACAAAGTAAACTCTATGAAGGATCCAAAGAAGGACGAAGTAGAAGAAGACGAAGACGAGCATGAAGACGAAGACGACAAGAAGAAAAAAGATGTCGAAGAGTCTACAGAAGTTGAATCTTCACTAGTAGAGATCGAAATAGAAGACGACCTATCTAAAATTTCTGAAGCACTTGAATTATCAGAAGAAAATTCTGAGAAAGCAAGAACAATCTTCAAGGCGGCGGTATCATCTAAAGTCGAAGAGATCAAAGAACAGATGGAGTCTGAGTACTCCGAGAATTTAAAATCCGGAATAGATACAGTTAAAGACGACCTCGCAGAGGCAGTTGATAAGTATCTTACTTTCTGTGCGGAAGAGTGGACGAAAGAAAACGAACTCGCAATCGAAAGAGGATTGAGATCCGAAATGACCGAAAACTTTATTGGAGGACTTAAGCAGTTGTTCGTAGAACATTATGTTGAAGTACCAGAAGATAAGTATAACGTCATGGACGAACTCGCAAATCGTCTTGATGAGATGGAAGACAAACTAGACACTGAAGTATCTAAAAATATGGAAATGGTCGAAGAGTTAGACAATCTTAAAAGAGACAACATCGTGAGAGAGGCATGTTCCGACTTGTCTGAATCTCAGGTGGAAAAACTAGTTTCATTAGCAAAAGGTGTAGACTTCATGAATGAAGAAGACTTCTCAGAGAAGGTTTCAGAAATCAAAGAAGCATACTTTCCTGCTGATAGTGAAACGATTGCAGAAGAAACTGTAGTAGAAGAAGGAACAGGAGAATTCTCAGAAGAGAAAGAAACTATTCTTGACCCTACTATGAATCAGTACACTACTGCAATAAGCAAACTAAAACCATTAGGTTAATTTAAAGGAGAAATGTAATGTTTCAATCAGAAAATTTACAAGAAAAGTGGTCGCCTATTCTAGAGCACAACGATCTTCCTGAGATCGGTGATAACTACAAGAAAGCGGTTACAGCAGTGATTCTCGAAAACCAAGAGAAAGCACTTGCGGAAGATAGACAAAGTTTATCTGAGGCAGCACCTTTAAACTCTACTGGGGCCGCTATTTCTAACTGGGATCCAATATTGATCTCATTAGTAAGACGTGCTATGCCAAATCTCGTTGCTTACGACATTTGCGGTGTTCAACCAATGACTGGTCCGACAGGACTTATCTTCGCCATGAAAGCAAGATATCAAGATTATCCATCAGGTAGCAGATTAGCAAACTCTGAAGCAATGGGCGTTAATGAACCAAGAACTGGTCATAGTGCCGCGGCAGATGCTAATACAGACGGAAAAGATTCCGACCCTGAAGGCGATCCATTTGCCGGTTCAAGTGCGTATCAAAACGCAACTACAACTGGTATGAATACTGCGGCAGCAGAGACATTAGGAAGTGGAAATAATTTCGCATCTATGTCTTTCACAATCGAGAAAGCAACTGTAACAGCAGTTTCAAGAGCACTCAAAGCGGAATACTCACTAGAGTTAGCACAAGACTTAAAAGCAATTCATGGTCTTGATGCTGAATCAGAATTAGCAAACATTCTGTCTGCTGAAATTTTAGCAGAAATCAACAGAGAAGTTGTAAGAGAAGTAAACAACCAAGCACAAACTGGCGCCCAGGCAACAGCAAGTGCAGGTACTTTCAACTTAGACGTTGATGCTAACGGAAGATGGTCAGTTGAGAAATTCAAAGGACTATTATTCCAAATCGAAAGAGAATCAAACAAGATTGCAAAAGATACACGTAGAGGAAAAGGTAACTTTATCCTATGTTCATCTGATGTAGCATCTGCTCTTTCAATGGCAGGCGTATTAGATTACACACCTGCTCTATCAACTAACTTAAACGTTGATGATACTGGTAATACTTTTGCTGGTGTTCTTAACGGTAGAATTAAAGTGTATGTTGACCCATATGCTGGATCAGACTACATGACAGTTGGTTATAGAGGAAGTAATCCTTATGATGCTGGTATGTTCTATTGTCCTTACGTTCCATTACAAATGGTTCGTGCAGTTGGCGAGAACACTTTCCAACCGAAAATTGGTTTCAAAACTCGTTACGGTATGGTAAGTAATCCTTTTGTTGGTGATACACCTTCAAGTGGATTAGCATCTGATGGTAGTAACCAATACTACAGAAAGTTAGCAGTATCTAACATTCTATAAATCAGTATACTGAATTAAAAAGGACTCTTCGGAGTCCTTTTTTTTGTCTTAAATAAAAACAACCCCGACTTCGATCCAATACTCTTCAGTAGTTCCCGTCGGGGTCTGTTATCGAACTTCGGTCTCACAATCATCAATTGGTCTTGCCGCTTCTCTAGAAGGATAGTTGATTAGACTACGATTTCGAACTAACAGATATAGTATACTAAAAAGTGAGGGTCATTGTCAACCTTTTTTATACACTAAATATAAGGTTAGTTATAAACACACATACACACAGGAGGAATTATGACAACACCAAAATCAGGATTTGAAATCCGAGCAGACTTACTCAATCAAGCACAAGGTCTATTAGAAGGAAATATCTATAGATCAAACGAGGCGATTGTAGAACACAACAACAACTTTCCAAACGACAGAAAACCTTACGGTGATCAGTTCGTTTCTACTGAAAGTGTTATTGTAACTGCAAGACAACTCAATGAGTTTGTTAACGAGAAGTAACTAAGAAGTACCAGGGGTTGAATCGCCAAACGCAATATCGGAAACGATAGCACGATTTGGATAATCAATACCACAGAATCTTCTGTAGTCTGATATCGATCTCTGGTATCCTAAACCATAGGGTCCACGCAACTCATCATTAATCAAATCAGAAAATCTATGTTCTGATATGATCTGTAATCTTTTCCATTCTTCATCTCTTTCCCAGTGTAATGGTCTTTCACCATCGTTGACGTAATTATGTCTTACTGGTACATCGGGTATATGATAGATATCAAAGTTATGTGTAAATGCTCTTAGGGCGAGACTAGGTTCTTCTCCTGTGAAGTAAAACACAGGGTCATAGGGAACTTGTTCTACAAATGATCTATGAGAGAATAAAAATCCACCTGCTAATAAAAAACCTTTATGAATAGTTTTAGACTTATTAGCACCTCGTTGTGTATTGAAGTAAGTATATCTATCGAATAGTTGATCTCTATCTAATACTAAAGTCCAAGTCCAATCTTTTTTAGACTCATCATCGCCATGATCTAAAGGATATGTAGAAATAATTGCATTATGTCCTAGATTATCAACATGATTTGCTAAATGAACGTCCCAGTCTTTTTCAAATAGAGTATGTGAATCTATTTGTAAGTAGTATTCTTCATCTTGCATTATAGTTTGTAACAGATGTCTTGCCCAACAAGGACCTCTTGCTGATCTATAATCTACAAATGTATAATACTTTACTTTATCGTGTATAGTTTGATTAAACTTTTTTGACTGATCGCAGACTGCGATGTTAATTCTGTCTTTAAAGTGTGCATTCTCTAGACAGGAATCAATCGTCTCTTCAAGTTGGTGATCCATAAACGAAGCAATAGATACGAATATCTTCATAGTTGTATTTATCGTTTATATAAATAGATATATGACTCAAATTAATAAATCAATATTAAACAAAAATAACTTTAAACTATTAATAGATAAAGTTCCTAATGTAGAATACTATGTTAGAAACGTAACTATTCCTGGTTTGACTTTCTCAGAAACAGAACAACCTGCTGGTGTTGGTGTGAATGCATTCTTCCCTGGTGATAAAGTTTCATTTGATACATTAGATGTAAACTTTTTAGTTGATGAAGACTTAGAAAATTTTAAAGAGATATATGATTGGATGGATTCTATTGTACCTGTATCAAACCCATCTTTATTTGGTACGTATACAGAGACGGCAACTAACAATACAAATGTTATGGCATCTATTGATAACGATCTCAATCAATACTCAGATATAACTCTAGTTACTAATACAAACAAGAATATACCTAATAGATACTTTAGGTTTCATGACTGTTTTCCTATATCATTAAGTGGTATAGAACTTGAGTCTGGTGCTGAATCAGAACCAGTTATAGCAACTGTGTCTCTAAGATTCACATACTATGAGATAAAAAACACTTCATAAATAACAATAAATATGCTATACTATAAGCATTAAATTGGAATTTTATATATTATGACACTAAATGAAATCAAAGAACAATGGCATAAAGACGTAAAGATCGATGATATCGAACTAGATAAATCGTCTCTTGATGTACCAAAACTTCACGCAAAATACTCAGAGATGTTGACTGATCACATCATCAAGTTAAAAGACTTACAATTCAAATTACAATTACTTAGAAAAGATAAGTGGTTATGGTTTAATGGTAAACTAGACGATGATAGAATAAAAGAATTAGGTTGGAATCCTGATCCGTTTGATGGATTGAAAGTCATGAAGAATGACATGGGTGTATTCTTTGATGCAGATCCAGATCTTCAGAAGATAAGAGCACAAATAGAATACTTAACAGAAGTAGTAGACTTTATAAAAAGATGTATGGATAACATCACATGGCGACATCAAACAATTAAGAACACAATAGAGTGGCGTAAATTTATGGCAGGGCAATAATATGAACTATTCAACACCAATAGCAGTAATACCAAACTTTCTAACACCAGAAGAGTGTGATTCTATACTAGCAGTAGCAGAAAGACTAGAATGGGATCCTGGAATGATTGGCGGTCATCCAAAGAATGGTTATGATGCAGATGGCAAACCAACAGAGATGGGTGGAAAAAGAGACTCGCAAATAAGACAATCAGATGTTAAATGGATCCAACATGGGGCAATGGGAGAAGCACTTGATAATAAAATTTGTGAAGGTATCAACTCATGTAATAATATATCTGGGTGGAACTTTGCATGGTCTGAAGTAGAACCACATCAATTTACTGTATATCATCATAGAGAAGATTACGATAAAGAATGGTCTGATGCAGTCAAAGATGGATCAGCAGTTCCTGGAGATCATTACACATGGCATCAAGACTCTGGACCTTTCGATCAAGGTCAGCAACCAGGATTCATTAGAAAATTATCATCGACTATTCAGTTATCTGCTCCAGATGATTACGAGGGTGGTCAATTTCAATACATCGATCCTAATGGTATATTTGATTCCCTTAAAGACAACTCAAGAAAATATGACATAGATCAACACATTAAGACAGTTGGTCATTCAGCAAAAGCAAGGGGATCATTAATAGTATTTCCTTCATACATGTATCATCAAGTAAAACCCGTGACCAAAGGAACTAGAATATCACTAGTAAGTTGGTTTCACGGACCAAGACATGTCTAAAGTTACAGTTGAGAAGATCAATGAGGTCTTCATGAAAGTTAATTGCGATGATGGACTCGCAAGAGACCTTTACGATTTCTTTTCTTTTACTGTACCAAATGCTAAATTCATGCCGTCATACAAAAAGAAATTTTGGGATGGCAAAGTCAGATTATTCTCTATCAAAACAAATCAAATATACGTTGGTCTATTGCCATATGTAGATGAATTTTGTCGTGAAAGAGGATATGATTTTGAAGGCATATCAGATGTTATCGGTGAGAAAACTGATATTAAGTTTGATCTTAAAAAGTATTTCATGAAAGAATACAAACTACCATTTGAACCCAGAGACTATCAAATGGAAGCAGTTGAAACAACACTCAAGTATGGTCGTCAACTCTTATTGTCTCCTACAGCAAGTGGTAAGTCTCTAATAATATATCTTCTAGCAAGATGGTATAACAAGAAAACAGTTATTATAGTTCCTACAACTTCACTAGTAGAACAAATGACAAAAGATTTTAAAGAGTATGGATATGATAAAGACATTTGTAAAATTTATAGCGGTCAACCTGTGTTTGATGCAGAGATCACGGTTACAACTTGGCAAAGTTTTAGTAAGGCACCTAAAGAAGTTCTAGAATCATTTGATGTAGTTGTTGGAGATGAAGCACATTTATTTAAAGCACAGACATTAAAAGGTATTCTTGAAAAGATGAAGTCTACTGCAATTCGAATAGGTACTACAGGTACACTAGACGGATCAGAAGTACATAGACTGCAACTTGAAGGACTCTTTGGTCCATGTAAGAAAGTTATAACATCTTCAGAACTTATGGAAGAAGGTACAATTGCAAACATTGAGATTGATTGTATTGTATTAAAACATAAGAAGTGTCATACAATGTCATACCAAGAAGAAATGGAGTATCTAGTTTCTTCAGAAGAACGTAATCAATTCATAACAAATTTAGTCGCATCATTAAAAGGTAATACATTAGTATTATTTCAGTACGTAGAGAAGCATGGTGAAGTATTATATCCTATGTTAGATGGCAGAGTAGATGATCTGCATTACGTATATGGTGGTACAGATACAGCAGACAGAGAAACAGTTAGAGAACTTGTAGAGCAAAGTGAGTCAAGTGTTATACTTGCATCATATGGAACGTTCTCTACAGGTGTTAATATTAAAAGAATCGACAACATAGTATTTGCAAGTCCTTCGAAATCTAGAATACGTAATCTACAATCAATTGGTAGAGGGTTACGTAAGACAGATGGAAAAGATTCTATGAGACTGTTCGATATATCAGATGATCTTCAATGTGATAATTATACATTAGAGCACTTAAAAGAAAGAATAAATATCTATAATGAAGAAAACTTTCCTTATGAACTAAAACAATTTGACTTGCATGGCAACACCTAAAGACTTAACATCACCCCAACAATACGAAGTATTGAAGACCAGATCTGGTGCAGAGATTGTTGGCATGACTAGAGATATAGAAACAGGTATTGAAATTACTTTACCAATGATATGTCATTTGACCATGATACCAGGTACAGGAAAGACTCAGTGTGTTTTTTATCCATATGCACCATTAAGTGCAGAAGAAAAATTAACAATCCCTTATGATCATGTGGTACATAGAAATACAATGAATGATCAGTTTATACCACATTATGATAATGCAAGTTCAACATGGTTTGAAATGATAATGGATAATAGCATACCATTAAATAAACCCTCAGAGATACATAAAGATTTAGATAAAAGAATCAGAGATGCAATGTCTAAGATTCTAAACAACCAAGACCCCGATATATTTGACTTAGAAGAATTCGATGCTAGAGATACAGGTATAACACTTGACGATACTATCGAAGACTTTTTAGAGATGCAACCGCCCAAGAATAAAAAAAAGTTACA